CGCTTGTCCTTGCATACTTCGGCATAAATTGCGAATACCGAGTCGTGGTCTGGTTCGCTTTCTACGCTAATCATTTCTTTTATTATAGATTTTGCTAGTGCTACGTGTTCTTTTACTATTTCTTTATTTTCCATTTTAATTTTACCCTTGAATAGGGATATACATATAGAGATACCCCCCTTTATAACCCTTTCGGTACTAGAAATTAAGCCGCTTCGTACACGAACTGCCCCGTAACCGTCTTAGTATTAAAAGGCGTCCAGCCAGCGTTAGCCCAGTTGGTAAATATAGAAACCGTGGCGCTGTTAGAAGGTAAGTTGCCCATCCCCGAAATCGTGGACTGCACGCTGTTGTCTACGAACTGAACCGCGAAGGTAGGAGAGTAGTTAGTAGAATTAGAGGACGTAAAAGGGAGAGTAAAAGTAGCCACCATACCATTACTAGTGCCAGTGATTAAGAAAGAAACATAGACCAGCTTCCCTATCTTCTTATACCAGATAGCCTTAACTGGTGGCAGAGGTAAGAGCGCCCATCCCGTAACCGTAGAGGTAGAGCCGTAGTCCTGCCACGCCACGCTCCTTATGTCGCCAATAGTTCCAGCGAATACATTAACTCCCGTTACAGCCCCAGATGTGCTTTCAATATCCCCAGTCGTAGCTAGGTCACTGGTGGCGTTAGTCCAATCTATGTGTTGGTTAGCCACGTAATTAGTTAACGTATTATGGTCTACGCTATCCGACCCTACCGAAGTATGCGTAGCGGCGTGGTCGATATCTAGCGTAGCGCCTGTAACCGTACCCAACCCCGCACTCAAACCAGTAGCCGTTATATCTCCCGTCGAATTTAGGTCATTAAAGAGATTAATATTGCCATCGCTGTCGCAAACGAATACTCCATTAAGGTCGCTGTCTAAAATTCGGAACGCTCGAACCCCTGCCGCATCAGAAAGAATAAACCGACAGTCATCGCCTGCGTCGAAAGTGAAATCTCCTACCTTATTTAGGAAACCCGAAGCATTCATTGTGCCCACCGCCGCGTTATTTACTTTGAAATTGTGGCTATCGCCAGTGGCTACCTCGTGTGCTATGTTTCCATTACCATTTAGACGTATGAAAGGGTAGGTCTGTGCCGAGTTTGCTCGCAGTTCAAAGTCGTCGCCATTATCTCCACCACCCCAGATTATAGCAGGATTAGTACCTGTGTAAGTTAGTCCTGCATCCCAAGTGAAGTCTTGCAGTTTAATAATATCTCCGCCTGTTGTGTGGCTTGCCGCGTGGTCTTGGTCGTGGTGGTCGTCGGTAGTCTGCCCAGTGGTGTCCGCGTGAGCCACCGTCTGAGTTGGAGCAACTATCTGCCCCTTATCTAACTTAGCCTGAACGTCCGAAGAATTTGGAAGAACTAGAGGAACTCCCCCCATCGTACCGATTGGAGTAACCTGATGCTTGACTGGCTTGGGGAGAAATTTCTTAGTGAGCCTTTTGTTTACCACTATTCCTGCTCCTCGAGCGCGGGGTCACCAGTCTGCTTAGTAGTACCTGCGATAAGCCCTTCGGCATAGGGGTAGTCTCTATCCAAAACTCTAGTTCCTGCTGTCCCAACACCGATGCTAACTGTTCCTCTACCATTTGACGTGCGTGTAATAACCATGCCCCTTTAAGGAGCTAGAACTATTTAACCTTTTGTTTGGGCGCTTCTTTATGTGCTGGCGCAGGTTTCTCTGCGAAGTCTGGATAGACGTCTAGAATATTCTGCGCGTTTATCCTAGCGCGCTCTCGAACGTAATCATTTACTTTGACTGCCGTGCCGTTAGGGTAAAGAAATTGTTTGGAAGGCCACTTAGATAGCCTTACAAAATGCTCGTATAACTTCTTCTGTTCAGTTTTCATATTAGTAAGATAGGTCGCTTATTAAAACGATAGCCTTAGGGTCTGTATTGTATGCCACCATTTCTTCACCGATGCGAACCGTCGTACCAATCAGAGGTTTATCAATTTTCTTAGCAGTTATTTGCATAGCTTGTCGTACAGTGGTTGCTTTCTTAGGAACAACCGCTAGTGCATAATCCGCCGTGACGTTGTTAGAAACCTTGACGTTGAACCCTAGGATATTGGTTACGATGCCCGACTTAATTTTTTCGCTGGAGAAACCTGGAATACTAGAACCCTTAACCGATATGAGCCAGTTGACCAAAGACTGGTATCCGATGCTGTCTAAGAATAAAGTCATACCCTCAGTAGGGTAATCGAAATCCTTGACCAGCTTCTTCACATACATTAAGTCCTTGACAATCTCGCCGTTCGTTCCAGAGTTCCACTGCGCTCCACCGATAGAAGTCGTAGCGAAGGTTTGAATATTAGTAGGGCTTTGGCTCTCACTCATAACATCCCATATATCCGCATCCACTGCGTTAGCAATAGCTTCGGTTAAATCTCGAATAGTAGTAGCAAGTACATCTACCTCGGACTGGCGAATATCCTCCATAGTTAGGAAGCCCTCTACCTTGTAAGGCTTTGGATAGCTAACATTTCTAGTCCAGCTAACCTCCAGAGTTTCAGGAATAGACCCTGGAGATACGCTAGCGATTACAGAAGGAGCTGTTGGAGTTAGAACGCCTGCGGTCTTTTGAAACCATCTAATACTATCGCCCTTCATAGGAGCGACCGTACATTCACTCTTGAAAATATAACTTGGTCTGGCAAATCCTTTCGCAAGCCTATCTATGTCCAATCCTCTTATATCTGCTTGACCTACTTCTGCCATTATAATTTAATCTGGAATACTTCACTTGCCGCCGCAGCTTCCTGAGCTACGCCGATTAAGTTCGCACCGCTCTGCTCGTTCCAAGTAGTAGCCGCCTTAACCATATTTGCACCGCTTAGAATAACTGGGTTGCCTATTGCTACGCCTGCGCCTGCGTCTTTAACATCGAAGATAGCACCACAACCAGGCGTAAACAAGGATAGCTGTGTTCGCCCACTATCAGCAACCTTCTCTCGACTAGCTATGCCTGCAACCATTCCAGTAGTTGCCGCACCCGATAGCGTTCTGTCATCTAGCAAGCCGCAAATCGTACCCTTCTCTACCGAGTGAGTATCATTTACTGCAAAGTCCATAAGTTCTGCGCCGTGTCTGTTTCTAAGCGTAGCTTCGTTAGTCATGCAATCCTAAGACGCCAGTTCTATTTAAAGTTTGCCCTCTTTTCTAAGCTGAAAGAGTTTCACACCTAGCCCTGCTATCATTCCAATCCAGAGAGTTATCAGCATTAGCCAGACGGGGTCTATAATTTCTCTCGCCCCTCTGCATCCCTAGCGTCACGCTTCCAACCAATCAGGTGCATCGAAACGTGCGCTTTCTGGATTAATCTAAATACTCCCTGCTCGAAAAGTTTCTTCGGAGCTGGAAGTAATTTTAGCCCTCTCCTAATTGCCGCGGAGAGCCATCGGGGGTATTTCTTTCGGTCTACACTCCACGGCAAAAAGCGTAATAGCTCCATCGCATCTTGTTCCTTGACAGTAATTTCCACTAATTGCACGGGTCGCGCCACAGCCCAGTAAGCTCTAGCCTCTCCAGAAACGGGGTCGTGTAGAACCTTGCCCGTGTCTTCGTCCTTTTCAAAGAACGCCTGAGCGTTAATACCTTCTAGCATAGCCTCGACCCGCTTCTTTTCTCCGCGAACAATAGCGAAGTATTGTGCCATTAAAGCTTCTCCTCTTTGAGTTGCTTCAGAACAAAGCGGTTATACTTGAGTGCCTTCTCGTGTGCCGCTATTTCTGCTTTCAGGTGAGCCGCACACTCCAACCAGTAAGCCTTCTCTTTGCTAATCACTTTGAGTTTTAGGTCTTTACTCGGCTTTTTGGTCATTGTATTTGCCCTCCAAAGCTCCTGCGGCGTATTCCTCTGGCGTTGGTTCTGGCTCTTTTTTAGGTTGTGCTCCAGCTTCCGACCTACCGCCCAAAGCATCCTTAGCTATATCAGCCCTAATCTTAGTAACGTTTGCTTCGACTTCTCTAATCTCTTTAAGCGTTTCTCTAATTTTCTCCAGCTCGGTTTTTTCCGTAGGTGCTATCTCGTCGATAGCTTTCTCAGGCTCTGCTATTTTAGTTTCCATAGTAATAGATATAGCCCCCCTCTTAAAAGTATTTCTATGCTTTTGCGAACGGATTAGGTATTACAACTCCCGCTATCACTGCAAGCACACCTATCACTGTGGTTAATAAAACCCCATCAATACCTTGCAGTAGTGCAACAATCTCTAGCACGGTGATACAAAGCATAGCACAAACCACTACGCGCCAGTCTATCTTTTTCTTACCCATTAATCCACATCCTCTAGCTCAGGGACATATAATTCTTGTGGTATATAACCAGGAACTCTAATAGCCGTTTCTATTTGTGCTCGTACACCCGAAAGATATAGGTTCTGCCACTCCATAAGGTTAGCCATCTTGCCATCGTAGTCAGATATGTCTGCTATGAAATCACCGTCTGCTTCCTTTTGTCTTAATGTCGCTTCGTAATACTCGACACGCCTCTCTGCGTATTCTAGGTTCATAATAGCCTGCTGTGGTGATAGCGCACCCATGCGGACTAATTGCGGGATTAGTGTTACCCCTGATTTAAGACCTCTGAAAGCCTGCCAAACGTTGCTAACTTCTTCTTTTTGATTAGACTTGTAAGACGAGTAGAACGCTCTAGCAAAAGCTAAAACTCCTGCACCAATCGCCGCAATTGGTATGCTTAGCCCCGCAGTTAATGGCGCCGCTGCCGTTCCTGACGCCGCTCCTGCCGCGATTGAACCTAAAATCCCCGTAGCTATTGCCGCTCCGCCACCTTGCGTAATACCTGGAATTAATCCCTCTCTAAAAGTGCTTGCCCAAATATTCCTCGACTCTATATCTGGAGCACTTATCGCTAAGGGTGCGACTGCTGGTGCTCCTGCTGGTAATAATCTTTGTGCTTTCGCCTCCGCAGTTTCTATCCCTGGAGCGCCCACCTGAGCGCCTGTTTCTGCTCTTTCTCCGAAACGTGACTCTCCTCCACCGCCTGGACTTACGCCTGCACCCGTAGCATCAATATGCGGAACGTCGGCACCTAAAGCCGCGCTTTTTTTAGCTTCTTGCAAGGCTTGAAATTCTTTGCTAGTAAGTATCTCGAAGTTTCCTGCCGCATCAAACACTTTAAACACTCCTGCACCCAGCGACTCGGTTCTGACTGCGTTAGTTATTGATTGCTGTTTAGGAGCTTCAGCTTGTCTTTCATCGGCTGGCGGCGTAACTGCTGGAAATTTAAACGTTCCTGTTGCTACCTGCCTTTGCCTTTCTGCTTCCTCCTCAGCTCTTTTAGCTTTTTCTCTATCAGCTAGCTCTTGAAATTCACGAGGAGATAGAGGTGTAGTGCGCGTTCCGCCAGTAGTTTGAAAACCAGCAGTAGGAGGTATAAATCCTTCAGGTAATTTAGGTGCTTCTGTTGATACTGTAAGACCTCTGCGCCCTGTTGTTGCGCTTGTTGCTCTAGTTCCTGATGCTAGACGCTGCGCTTTCTGCCGCTCCTTTCTCCTTCTGCGTTCTGCTTCTAGCTGTTCTTGTTTAGTCGCCATTATACCGTCACCTCCGCAGGTTGTAGGTCTAATTGCGCGCTAGCTCCGTCCTTACCCACATCCGCCTCTAACTCAGGGCGTAGAGAAACTGGAGCGCCTAACTTAACCCGATAGAAAAGCTGTTGCCAGATTTCGTTTTCAATCTCTAGCTGTTCGGATTTAACCGTCTGCTCGTGTCCAGTCATCTGAACCTTGCCATTCGCTTCAGTTTGACCAGTCGAACCACCGCTTAATACTTGCGGAGTGTTCATAACTAGGTGCAGATTATCATTTAAAGACGCTCTCCAAGGTAGCGTAGCGGATAGAGCCGCAGGAGGTATAACTACTGGCTTTGGGTCTATGGTGTCCTTTGGAAAGAATATATTTCCGTTGCTGTCTTTTAATTTAGAAGCGTTATTCCACTTAGTAACCAGCGCGTCTATTTTAGTCTGGTCATCGCTATCGACTGCGACAAGCATTTTAGGTCTAGCGAAGTGGCGGGTGATTTCTTTTTGAATAAAGAAGGCTTCGTTATCCGCATTTACTATCTCGAAAATAGCTTCAATATCTCCTTGCGCTCCAATCTCATCCGCGACGGTTGGGTTTTTTAGCACGAATATTTCGCTAGGTTTAAACGTGATTTTCTTTTTTCCAGTTCTAGAAAGTTGGCGGTATTCCTTGAGCCTTCCGTCTTTCCGCACCACGATTTCTACGGTGGCGGGGTTTAGCGGTTTGAGTGCTAACAGCGTTCCCCGCTTGTCCCTGATAATTTCACAGTACGCTATACCACAAATTTTCCGCGTCCTCAGACAGTTCTTTAATACTTTCAGAAAGTTAATTCGGTCTAGGATAACCTGCGTCCTTGTGTCTGTGGTAAATCCAGAGCCTGCGACCCACTCCACTCGGAGGTTAATCACCTGCCTAACCTGAGGGATTTTCTTATAAATTCCGTACCACTTCTGCCAGTCTGGAACTACCCAAGTCGTATTACCTGCACCAGTTGCGCCTTCAGTGTCGGCTGTGGCGATAGTTATATCTTGAACTGAGCCGCTATTAGTTCCTACTGTTACACTTCCGAAATCTACATCTACCATTTTATATTATTACTTTGAACGGTATATCTAAAACTATATCCGTCCCCACCGTCCTTGAGTTAGTATCGGTTACGGTTATCTTAGTGCCAGGGTCATGATATAGCAACACGTTGGCGTGCGCTCCATTCATATCTATATTTAGTCTAAGCTTCTCTCCTATTTTAAAGTTTGTCTGCGTCAGAGGTATTAATAGGTTTTCTCTGAAGTTTGCCGCCGCGGCTGGGTGTGTCGCGGTGGTTGCAGTACCTATTTGAGTCGTATTAGAGTCTTTGTCAACATGATATATAGTTACGATGGTTGTTTGGACTTGTGCGACATCTACCTTTATAGTGAAGTTTAGAAAGGCATCGTCGGCGGCAATAGTCATGGGTTTAAGGAACTCGAAGTCGTAGGCTTGGTCATTATCCCCGCTCGTGGAGGGAGGGTTCGAGTCAAATACCTGCGTAGTTAAATAATAGGTTTGAGCTCCCGCCGCGTGTTGGTCTGAACAGCCTAGAAATCTGATATAGCCGACGTTAGAAGCGAACTCAGGATAGGTGAATTGAACCGCTATATCGGAAGTGCCTTCGGAAAATACAGTGGGGACGTTATCACCCATCTATTTAACCCCCAAGAACTCTTGGACTTTCACATCTGCTAGAGAAATCATAGCGCGGTTATGAGCATCTCGACACATATCCACCGTTTTGGTAGCATAGGCTAGGGTAGCGTAGCCAGTCATATCTTGCTTAATCGCGTGTATAGCACAGAGATTTGCCGAAGCCTCTGTTAAAATTGCCGCCGTAGCAGAACCGCTAATAGTAGCCCACTGTTCAGACCAATTAACCTTAGTCTTAGCGTTAATTAGTGCCTCTACGGCGAGAACATATTTATCAGTTTCGGCGACAGACGCACCACTTGCGCTTAGCGCAGTACCAGCTCGAACTTTAATCTGCGCGTTGGTAGTATAAACTCCAATATCTGCCATCTACTTCTATCACCGCACCCATATATCTAATTTTCGGTCTTTCATACACCACGCCATCCTAATCAGCCCTTCGGTTATGTGGCTATCGTTAGAAGGGCTAGAAATTCTTTGCCTCCCCGTATCTGGATTGAACTCCTTTTGCATCGAGCGGAGCGAGGATTTCACCTCTGGGTCGTTCAATAGTGTAATCCTTCCGTGCTCCATTTGCATCAGCAGGTTAGCGTAGAGGTCGTCCTTTAAAATCTTCTTAGTCCGCCCGTCGTGAGTGTAAGGGCGGCTAGCGTTATTAATCTCGACAACCTTTCGCTTTGTGCTATCTACCTCGCGGAGCATATCACAGACCGCTACGCCCATACCGCCAGAGTCGACGTATATCTGTTTAAAGTTGTAGAGCTGGTTCAGCGATATAATCTTACGGGTAGACATAGGTAACGGAATATCAGTCGTGGCTATACTTTCGACTTGAATTAAGCGGTTATTAATGGTTTTCCTGCCTATCTCGTAAGTAAATTGGTCTTTGTCCCCTCTCGCCACGTCACAGCCGATATAATAGCCTTTATGCTGTGCGCGGTACATCTTTTTAGGTCGCTCTCCGATGCAAACCTTATCCAAAAGCCACTCTGGAAATACCCTTCGGAGTTCGTCGACAAATTTTCCGAGGTACATCTGCGCGTATTCAGCTTTGGAGAGAGTTGCCTTTTTGTGAGCTAAGAAAGCGTCATCTCGGCGGGGGCAGTCCTCTGAGGAGGTGTGGAACGCGGTAAAAGAAGGGTCTTGAAAGCAGGAATAGTAATAGCCCTCCTTGAGGAACGGCGTGCTTAGAAGCCAGATATGACCGCGAGTTATTGCTAGAGCTGGAATAATTGCGTTCCAAACCGCTTCGGGGATAAAAGCGGCTTCGTCGGCGATTAAAAGGTCGATAGTAAAACCCATTATGCCGTAGCCAGTTTCTCCAGTGGCGAGGCAGTGGATTGTCGTCCCGTTGATAAGATTTATAACGTGCTTAGTGGGTCTATCTTTCCCTCCTTTAATGGCAAATTTCTTAAGTCTTACGAGGTTGGCTAAAATTTTCTGGAAGAGGAGATAGGCTTGCTTCTCGGTCTTCGAGATAACCATCACGGTTTTATTTCGGTTTCGGAGGGCGTATTCTGCACACTTCAGCCCTATAATAAACGACTTTCCGACCTGTCTTCCGCTTCTAAGCACTAGATTACCCTCGGTTTTTAGCACGTCCTCCTGCCAAGGGTCTAGTTTGGGCTTCATAGGGGGGGTGCTAGGGCAATAACTAAGTATTCTCTAGCGACCTTACGTCCGACTTCGTAGGTTCGCATAATTTCAATCACATTTTGCACGTCGGTTAATTCTTGACCTTCCTTTCTAGCTTTTTCGAGTTTTGAGCGAATTTCGGCTATCCTTTCGCGGCGGATTAATTGAGGTGTGGGTGTTACCATGGCGATAGAGGGGGAGCTATATATAAAACCCTTTCTATTCTCCAGTTTTTAGTTTTCTTTGGATTTGACTGTCTGGGTCGATATAACCAGCGCAGAGTAAATAATCCTTCGCAAGAGAGCGGCCAATATTCCAGCGTTTCATAATTTCTACTAAAAATTCTTCTTCGTCGATTTCTCCAGTTAGCGGTTTTTCTACCTTCGCCTTAGCGAGAGTTCTACGAATACGGTTAATTCTATATTTCCTTTTTTCTTCGTGTGTTGTTTCCATAGGCTCTTTACAGTGTGTGTTCCATTTTAGCTAAAAATGGCACATAGTAATAGCATTCCATCTAGGGACTTCGACTACTATGCGGTTAGCTATTATCTTCACCAGACACACAGTAGACACCTTCACAATGCTTCGTGTGCGTTACATAATACTGCCGAAGGACTAGAAATATAGGGAGATTGGGATTTAAGAAGTTTTAGGAACTGGGGGACACATATAGAATATAAAAAATTTCTGCGACCTTGGGGATGGTAAACACCTTTTCGGAAACCAAGGGTCGCCGATGCCAAAAACCGTTATGCTCCGCCCCTGTTTATAAACCGATAGCAGTAGCCCCATTCTTAACTTAATCTGCAAACCGCTATGCTACGAGCAACACACAAACCGATAGCAGTAGAGCCATACCCCCTTTTAGAGGGGGGGTTATCACTGACAAATAGTACTAGAAATGGCTATATCCCCAACAGTTAAAGACCCTCTGTTTGTATTTGTTTACCTATGCTATGCGCTCTGATAGCGCATAGCATAGGATGTATAAGTCAGTTATGGTGGGATGCGTTTGTTGGGGATATGGACAAAACGCTATACTACGGCAATAAAAATAAGCATAAACATAATCAACCCTACACTCATAGCTATTATCCACTTAATAATCTCTGCATCAGCCATCTAAGAACCCTCCTCAGATGTATAATGACGCATCTTATAATCCTCTAAAATACGATTAACCTGACGTAAGAATATAGCTGTACTTAAAATGCGCCTGTTCTTAATCCGCTTCCTATCATTCTCACTCTGTTTCATCCTTCACCACATATAATGAATACTCACAACCCGCTTCAATAAGCAAGGCTATAAGCTGTTGCACATCACACATACTTAATTTACCGATATCTAGCGTATCTGCGCATAATTTAAGCCTAACTTTCATCCTTCACCTCGCACACATCCGCAAATGCCTCATCAACGTCACCCACACAAATCCAAGCCTTACAAGTACAATCCTTTTGGGGACATGAAGCCTGCTGTTTAAGCCATTCCACAGCGGCGGCTACATCCTTATAACAAAAGCCATCGCAATTAGTACCTACATCAAATTCAATCAATTTGTCCTTAAGCGGCGCTGGTTTCATTTCCATATTTGCCACCACTTCTTAAATCGCCTATATATTACTTGCCCACCAATTTCAGTTATCTTAGCTACATAAAACGGTATATATAAATCACCACCACCAGACATAGCTTTTTCAAACTTCTTTTTAAACTTCTCTATTTGTTCTTGGTCATCGGTATTTAATTCAACGATATAATTAGGTCTTAATCTAACATTCGGCTGTTTAAATGGCGCGGGTTTCATTTGCCCTTAGCAACGTGATTAGTAACCCAGACCATCCAGAATACGAACCCAGCCGCCAAACCTCCGATTATGAATATTGGTATAGCTGTCATCATTTAAACACCCACGACAAGGCAACGGCGCATATCGTTATCCAACATACACATTTAACCGCTACCTCAATCCAATAGAGCGTATCATTCTGCGGCGGTCTAATTGTTGGGTCAATCAAGTTAGTCATTTTCTACCTCATCCACCTTCTCCAGAAAGAGCCGAAAATTTCGCGTCCGAACCTTAATCCGAGAATTGCTTTTAGAAGGAAACTTCTTACCCGTTTCAAATTCGTGTATACGATTTCGGAAGGTGTGAGAAACTTTAATCGTATCTTCTTCGCCCAACTCCACCTCGGCAACTTTATCTTTCGAGTTAATAAACTCCCTTACAATCTCACGAATATCAAAGCGGTATCCTCCGCCACCTTTCTGAGGAACTTCGGACGCCGCTCTTAATTTCATCGGCATTCACCGCATTGCTCGCAATCTCTATCCGTTTCCCGCAAAGGAGCGCCACAATCAACACACTCCTCAGACTTGTGCAAAGCCCTCAGTGCAATCGCCATTTCAAAGTTAGTCATTTTTCTTAGTGCCCCAGCCTTTCTCCTCGTAAATCTGCTTAATTATATCGCTCGCTTCAGCTTTGGTGCAAGCAGGGTCGAACTCCTTGCCGCTCTTTTCTAATAAGCTACGCTGTCGGTCGGTCATAGGCTCGTTGCCACTCGATT